AGCCGCATCCTTTGCGTTCTTGGCCGCACTGGCGGCATCAGCGGCATCCTTAGCCTTCTTGGCCGCACTGGCGGCATCAGCGGCATCCTTAGCCTTCTTGGCCGCACTGGCGGCATCAGCGGCATCCTTAGCCTTCTTGGCCGCACTGGCGGCATCAGCGGCATCTTTGGCATCTTTGGCTTTCTTGGCGGCATCGGCCGCATCTTTGGCATCTTTGGCTTTCTTGGCGGCATCGGCCGCATCTTTGGCCTGTGTGACTGGTTTTGGTGCTGTTTGTGCCGGCGGTGATGTTTGTGCAGGTGGTTTTGGTGCTGTTTGTGTGGGTGTGGAAGGAGTCGATGGGGTTGTTTCAGCCTTTTCTTGAACCTGTCGTTTCTTGGCTTCTTTAGCCATGTCTTTCATGGCTTTACGTTGTTTTTTTATTGCATCCCTGAATACATTCATCACTTCTTTGTGATTATCTTCTTTCATGTATTCATTCATTTCATTATATGAATCGAATGTATCTTGTTCCTCTAAGTCCTTTTCCCTGGAATCTTGCATAAAGGACACAATTTTTTCTAATATTTCGGTGGCCTTTCCAGATCGACCACCACCCATACCTGAATTGAACTTCTCATAGTAGTTTGGGCGATGACTTCCAGTTTCATATTGTTTCTTGCCGGTGAAGTATCGAATGTCTTGTTTACTTCTACCCATGAGGCGACCAACGATTGCTGGTGCAAGTTTGCTACCACCAGTGAGGAACTTGGCGATATTCATCGGATCAAATCTCTCTTTCATGGCCATGGATTTGGCCATTGACCTATCTGACATAGTTCCACGGAGAGATGAGACAATACCCTGGCCTGATGCCAGTCTATCTGTCATTAAATTAGCGAAGCCTTTTTTTCTTATTCTGGCGGCATCGTAGTAGTTCATCTAATTTTGCTCTCGTTTATCTTTTGTTTAATCTTCTGATTTTCTTCCTCAATATATTGTATAAGCATACCAACATATACATCACGTTCCCACGGTATCATATTCTCAAGTTCCGTAAGACTGTACTTATGGTGTTGCATCAAAGAGAAATTAGTTTTGTAATAATTTCTCAAATTATCATGACCAAATGTTAACCGAAAAAACTTTCCAGTCCTTCAACGTCAAGAGTGTGTTCGAAGCCGCAACGTGAACACTTCATTTCAATTTTCTTTTCTATCTTTGGAAGATTTGCAAAGAAGTCCTCAATTTTGGAGAATTGTTGTTGATTGAGAGATTCAATGAATTCAACAATCTCCTTCGACTCAACTTCTTTTGCATAATAAAACTGTTCACCATCATAGATGTATTCTACAGATTCAGCAATCATTTCAAATGCAATATCAGAAACACTTGTTAAATTGGATAATTTACTCAATATGGAAAACTCTGGATATTTTAGTTTAATCGAAATTGTTTCATTGAGTTGTATAACATCATTACCCTCCACTACACCTGAGACTTTAATGTCCAGTAAGTTCAGTGAAGTTTCCATGATGTTACCGCAAACTTTTTCATCAACTGTGTTATCACAACGGTATTTGTTTTCGACAACTTCACCGACAGACCTCGCACGGAGTTGCAAAAAGTAAAATTCAATATCGATAACAGGAAGTTTCTCGATATCAATACCCTCTGTAACTGTGCAGTTATTTAGAACCTGTTTTACATTTTGTTCAATTGATTCCCTTTCTCCAGATTCCATTGCCATGAGAAGATTCTTTTGCTCTTTCACAAGGAAAGGACGAAAGCGAATCTTCTTTTTTGATAATGGTAACTCCAAGTCATAAATCGGTGTGTCGATTTTTGGTAAAGCCATAATTTATATCTCCATTTTAAGGTGTAAGTCTATCTTCAAATTGTTGTCGTGTTTCAAACGGCTGTTGAACTAAGTCTCTACCTAGTAAAGACTCTGTTTGTATCTGTGAAGCAAACAATGAATTCGCAATAGTGGTTTCCAGCAATTCCATTCCAAGTGCTTCAAGAGAATTATTTCTCCAACTTGTGTATGCGAATGTTACAGTAAGTTTGTGGTGTCCATCTGACGACCAATCTAAATCCATCTGATTTACTGCAATCGGAAATGTGTCCAACATTGTAATAGAATATGACAGTTGATTCTTAACATCATATTGATTCACTGTGAGTGGAACAGCATAATCCGCTTTGTACTTTAGGTTGTAGTTGATTGTTGGATTGATCCAGTTCAACCATGCATCAAAGAATTTCTTTTCCGCCATATCATCACCGACAATGAATGTGAGACTCGTATCATTGTATGTTGTTTGATATGGAAACTTTTCTTCAACACCGTAAATTTTCATCGTTGTTGTTGAGATTGAACGACCAGGAAGTTCTGCGTTTTCACAACGCATATTCAGTGTTCTTCCAATTCCTCTGTATGGTAGAAGACCAATTGGAATTGGAACGTTTACGTCAAACCTACTTGGTCGTGCTAAGTCTGTATTAAAACTTGCTTTGAATTCTGCGATTGATCCTGCCATTAGTATACCCTACTTTGTGCTTTGGCTACCGATTCAGCATATACTTTAGAAATCGGTGCGCCCTTGAAAACGGCTGTGGGAAGAAATAGTGCTGTCTCCCACTCTGGTGGTTGAATCGTCAGAATTTTAGATTTAATTTGACTATTCAGGTAACGCTTCAAACAAGGCCTAAACTCTTTGAAATTCTTCGATGCAGTTAGAATATCATAGGTTATACGAAGGCGTTTAGGTTCATCATTTTCATTTGTAATAGCAAAATTCATGAGTTTGTCCATGAACACAGCACGATACCTTGGAGGTAAATAATGCATGTTTAGACCTATGAATCCTTCAGCATCACGTTTAAGTGGTATCACCAAAGGAAATATGTCGTAGTAGGGTAAATCACCCTTAGTTAATGGATCGTAGAAAAAGTGATAAAGCCCACCTATCTGAAATCGGCCACCTTGCCTACCTTTTTCTTTTTCTATTTCTCTCGCCAATTTGATTGGAGATTTTAGGTCACGCATCTGGTTTTGTAACCACGTGACAGATTTTCTAGACAAGAATTCTTGTTCCAGAGCCGTTTTTTGTTGAGTAAGTTGTGTAAGTGTTGAAGCCATCCACTATTTAGTTTAGCCTTGGATGTATTTTTGTGAGCCAATCCAACTCTGTGCGACTATCGTTCCTTGTGTACCAGCCCGTACCTTTGGAAACATCAATAATAGACTCAAAATATTCCTTATACATTGAGCCAATTTTACGAAAGTTGTAGTTCTTCTCAGCCCATTCCCGACACGCTTGTGGTGAAATTGTATCAATATTCTTAGCCGCCCATACAAATTGTTCAAATGTGCGGCAACGGAAACCAGTAACTCCGTGCTGTACAGTCTCTGTAAATGCACCCCAATCAACCGTGATGACAGGTGTTCCAGAGAGCATCGCCTCGATTGCTACATAACCAAAAGGCTCGTTATAGATTGTGGGGCAAAACAATCCTTTAGCTCCAGCCATTAGACGTTTACGGGTTTCAACATCAGCATAACCAACATATTCAACGTGAGCAGGCCATGTATCACCAAGATTACAATCTTGCGGTCCATAGCTTGTTCCAGCCAGCACCAACTTAACGCCAAGTTGTTCACACACTTGAGCCGCAATATCAACACCTTTTGACCATACCATACGACCACACATCAGAAAATAATCTTCTTTCTTTTCAGTGTATTCGAATTCACTCAGGTCAAAACCAGATGGGATGACAACATCATAGAACTTATATTCAGCGGTTGCAACTTTGTCTGGACCTTGAAGACCGTGCATCACTGCATACGATTCATATACTTTGTATGGTGCAAATGAGGACGGATAACCGATAGAAGGTTCAACGCAGAGCAATTCTGCATGTGCATCACAAACTGGTTTCTGTGCTATACCAAAAAAACAAAGGATAATGTCGTGTGGTTGTTTACGTTTTCCAATCTCTTTGATACAGTTTTCATTGAATGTTTTAAAAACTTCATCTTCCTGATTGTATTTCAGTCCTTGATTCTTCCAGTCATATATACCATAAACCTTCTCGTTCAATGCACGTGTTGTGACAGTGACATGTTCATCACAGATAACGTCAGAATCTTCACGACCATAATGAATGACATGCATTCCCATGTCTTTGTACATTTTACAGAAGTTAATCACTTTTTGAGTAAACGCACAAACCGTATACTCTTTTGTCGATGCCGTATGCGGAACCGACAATACATGGAGTCTAATCATTTTAATCCTAAATCATATTCTGTTAACACTTTAAAAGTCCAGCCACGATCAAGACAGTATTCAGTTGCTGATTTCCATTTTGCTTCGTTGATTCCCCAAGTAACCACCTCTTGGATGTATTGTTTTGTGACTTTCTTCTTTTTCTCTGGTGGTTTAGTCTGTTTTGCTGGTTTTACTTCGATAATCATCACTCGGATTGTATCATCTTTTTGCTTAACTTTCACGTAAAAATCAGGAAAATAACGGTGAACACGGTTATCTACCGGAGATTTATATGGTATAGAGAACTCCTCAGAACCCCATTCGATAATGGTATCATTCGAGTCGAGCCAGTTCATCACTCGGCACTCCCATGTCGAACGATAAATGATATTTTTTGGGTCTCCACGATACTTTTGTGGGTTCCGAGGTGTAAATCTTCCACTGTATGCCATATAAATATGTATATTACCTTTCTAAAATAACAAAAAAAACCATGCCAATATCTATCCCAACCTCAATAGCAGGTATTTCAGTACCAGGTACCATCAACGGTCCTCTCCAGTTGCTGTATGGAAATAAGTATGAATTTGGAACTTATAGATATCCAAGAAATTTGGGTACAGATCCGACAAGAAGCCATGTAATTAGATTTACAAGCATGAAGCCGGATCCAAATGCTCAGCCAGCATCGGCCACGAAAGCCGTTGAGGTGGGCAGATTGCTTGGTGGGGGAGAAGTGTCGCAAGCTGGAAAAGTTGCCGCAGATGCAGTTAATGAATTGGTTGCGGCTGATGTTCAAAGAATACAACATGCAACAATTTCATTGTATATTCCAGACACAGTGAATGTACAATATTCGACAAATTACAGCACTGAAATTGGGCTTACCTCAACGTTGGGTAGACCATTTTTTCTCGCACAAGCGGGTACATCGTTGGTAGATTTAGTTAAGAATAGAGGGGATTCTGTTGAAAAGTTTGGAAATAATGTTGCTAATGATCCATATTTAAGGGCTGAGGCCGCAAGACGTTTAGGTACAAAACTCGGTTTGCGTGGAGATTTACAACCACTTGCGCTAAGATCATTGGGTCAAGCATTTAATCCACAGTTACAAGTTTTATTTCAACAAGTAAATTTCAGGTCTTTCCAATTCGATTTCTTGTTTACACCCTACAGTAAAGAGGAAACAGAAACAGTAAATAAAATCATCAAGACTTTTAAATTTGCGGCCGCACCTGAAATCAAAAAAGGTTCTTTTGGTTTTGCAGAATCTTTATTTGTTGATGTTCCATATCCTTTTGAAATAGAGTTCTTGTACAAAGGAAAAGCAAACCCATACGTACACAAAATAGGTCGTAGTGTTTTAGAAAATATATCAGTAGATTATGGACCAAACGGATGGGCAACATTTAATGACGGATCACCTGTGCAAAT